TTCCTGTCCGGCCATTCCCGCCGGATGAAGATCTCCTCCTCCTCGGATACCCCGGCCCAGATGGATACGTAGTTCCTAGCGAAGGCGGGGTCCACTACCTGATACCATGTAAGGGACTTATGATCAGGGAAACTTATGCCGTATTTATTTGGGGTACTTGATAGGACGTTGATCTCGGGTGTGAAGTTCGGCAGAAGAGAAGTCATGGACTTCGTCGGTAAGCCGTACGCCCGGACCATTATGGTGTCCTCGTCCGAGTTCCTGAGGTCCTTAGCTATTCGCTCATAACCCCCGAATGGGTTCTCGTCGGAGTGCAGGTAAACAACCCCAGCATCCCGCTCCGGGGAGTACTGCCTCACGGGTACGTTCTTGCCCAGGAGCTCGGCGTACCTAGTCTCCAGGACCTCTGCACCCTTCAGGTACTCCGATACGAATGGCGTATAGCCATCGATTGGTGTGAACCCCAGTAGCATCTTGGAATTTCTGGTGGCGAGACGGAAGCGGAGCGTATTAACCAGGGCGGCATCACCAAGGTACTCGTCCAACCAAGCCCCGATGTTTATGCTGGATGGTTTCCTGAACCCGAACTCGAAGCCCTCAAGAATTGTCTGGTTATTGGAGAACTGAGTATAAGTCTTGAAGTCCACCCGTGTCCTGGTGTCCGGGAAGATGAATGAGCTCCCGGTGAACCCGTTCTGCATACTGAAGTTAATATAGCCCTCGATGCTCTTGGTCTTTCGCCTGAACTCCCTCGGCATCATTTCCCAGATTGCGGCCTGTTGTACCTTTACTGAGGTGTCAGCATTCTGAGAGAAGCAAACAATGTGCCCGTCCTGGTTCTCGGTCACTGCCTCCATGACTAACTTAGCGCACCCGGTAGTCTTGCCGGAACGGTTACCACCGAAGGTAATGACTTCGTCGTAATCCCGGAGAGCTTCCCGGATTCGGGACCAACCATCCAGATCGAAGCCGTACCTAAGCGGATCCTCCTCCGCTGCCTGTATCCGGCCCTCGTGCGCTCTGTGAAGCTCCGCCAGAAGCTTCGGATCCAACTCACCAAGGGCTACTATCTCCTCGTCGGACGGTGGCTTCAGTATTGGGTGGCTTGTGAAGTTCAGCTCCATTCTTTCCACTCCTCACCCTCATTATCGTCATCATCGTCCTCATCCCACTCGGACCAATCAACGCTATCGTCACTGGGCTGCATGTCCTCCTTCATCTCACGGATGAGCATCTTTCCTATTGGGACATTTGTGTAATCATAGTACAACTCTCCGTCATCGTCCATTACACAGAACATGAAGTTCGGGAAGTGCTCAGAAAGAATAGCCCGGACCCTTTCGTAGACCTCTTCACTTTGTTCATCAATTACTGACATCTATGACTGCCTTTCCATTGCTTGGTCGATGTCTTTACGTGTTCCTAGTCCGTTGATGGAGTATCCACACTGAGTTGACAGCAACCAGTCCAGACGCTCCTTGTCATGGAGGAGTTCTTCATTCTCCTTGCAAATTTTAGCGTTCTCAATTTCAAATTCACGAGCGAGGTACGATTCCACGACATTATATCCCCACTCATCTTCGTATTCTGCTCTGTCCGTCCTTGGTGACTCGCTTTCGCAAATCTCTTCGCTGTGTTCATCAATCACTGACATCTATTACCTCCGCTTCCTTAGCCTTCTGGATTCTTTCTTTTTGATCGCAATGCGGAATGCAAATAAATCCAAAATCACCATTGTCCTTTTCAACCTTTACCAATACGTATCTATATCTAAGCGTATATGGAATATGCGGAACATCGCAACTAACCTCAATGTATGGTGATCGTATTGGATATACTTTATTATCGGCACAACCACCAACAAATAGAATGCCCGTTGTTGCCTCAATGACAGCTTCTTTAGGATCATCGTCTTTTTTGTGCCACTTTATTTTTAATTCATTCATACGTCCATTACTCCCTCCACCTTTGCTTGCTTTGCTTTCTCAATCCGATCCCGGGCTGCCCGGATTGTAGCCTCGTAGTCATCCTGCGTGTACACCTTTCGGTCCTCGGTAATCTGGGTGGCTTCACCTCGAGCGGTCAAAGCCTCCCTGGAGGCATTGGCCTTAGCTATGGATATCTCCTTGAGGTCCTTGAAGGATACCTCCATGTCGGGGTCATTCTCCATCCTTTCACGGACCTTCTCAATGAGATCCTCTTCAAGACTGGAGAGGTTCAGGTAGTTCTTAGCCGCTAGGCGGCCAGCAAGCTCCCGGAACTTCCCGGTGTAGTCAGCGTAATCGGTCAAAACGGAGATAACCGTTTCACGGTTGAATCCGTACTTCTTAACCATCCGGGTCTGGCTGTTGCCAATACTATGAAGATACAGTATCTCCGCCACCTTCTCAGGATTGTGGCGTGATAGGCTCTTGACCTGGAGGGCCTCCTTCTGGTCAGTTACCTCACGGATACTATTTACTATATCCTCAATGAGTTCTTCTTTTTGCATGATGTAGTATTAGCAGAACTGATTCGTACTTGTCAATGGAACTATCCCAACTTTTTTTGGGAGTCCAAGCTTGACAGGATTTTTTATGGGTGTATTCCTTAAGGAACCCCGTTCTTAATGACCCCCAACCATAGGATCAGCCCCGCCTCAAAGCGGGGGCTGAGATCATAATAAGATAAAAAGAATCCAAGAGAAAAGGAACCATAGGATTGGGTTCCTTAAGGAAGGGAGGAGACCCCGGTGGGCCCTTGAGTTCAGTATTTTTTAGAGGCCCGGTTTATGATAATCCATAAAGTCGTGCGTGCGCCTGCGTGACCCCCTCCCCCCCCGTGCGGGCGTGCGCTGTGCGTGTCGTGACACTGGAGTCGTGATACTTGATTCACGAATTCCGTTTCGTGTATTCCAATTCCGGAATCATGAGTGACTTTTTATTCCTCTCGGCGAGGGATGTATTCAGGACACATTCAGGACACACTCAGGACACATCCATCCACCAGCATCCATGCATAACCAATGCACCGTTGGGAAACCCAGCTCGGGTTGTATGATTAGGGGAGCGATTCGGGTACCCTTGGAGCCCTTGGCCGGCCTTCTCGGCACTGATTGAAAGTATTCCAGAAAAAAAGTTGCATCCTGATTTCATTGAATATCAGGGACTTATAAAACTTTGAAAAAAAAATAGAAAATATGTGTTGACATAGGGGGGACGGTTTCCCTATTGTGTTTGGCATCATCAATTTGATGGTATGTTCCTTCCCAGTCGCACCGCTACCGACTCCGACCTCGGATGTTGGCCGCTCGCATCTCTACCGTTTCCAGAAGACCCGTTGCCTCGAGCCTCGGACTTGCGGATACATGCGACCCGCTGGCACCCGACACGGTGATACCTCGGATGGCACCTCTGGAAGTGGAGGTGCGGGATGGCTTGGAGCCACCCTCGATGACGTAGCACGGACGACAAAGATTGGTAATGCAGCCCCACTCTGGGACGGTTGGAAGCCCGTAATGCAGACCACCAATCACACACACCAATCAAACACACATATGAAAAAAGAAACAAAACTCGACGCAAACGGCGGCTCTTACTACGTAATCTCGGCTTTTGGCTGGGCTCAGGACGCAAACCCTTTCAGGGCATTCATGCGACTCGCTGAAAGCGGCAATGTAACGGGGAGCTTTCCTAAGGCCAAAGATTTCAAATCGGAAGGTTCTCTTGCAGAGAGCTCTGATGACGGAATTATGGTCTACTACGTAGCCGACGACAGCAAGTGCGTAGGCTTCGAATGGTATCGCCCCGTCGACAAGGACGGCAACCCTGTAGGTGTGCCAGTATACGGCGGCGAGACTAACTGCAACAGCATAGCTGAGTTACTGAAACAGGTAATTCAAGACTAGGGCGAAACGGCGAAAGCCGTCTGCTGGTAACATTCCAGCACTGACGAGCCTGTCAGCAATATTAACCAATCAATACACACATTATGAAAACAACTAAAAAGCATATCACTATTCAACTACGCAAAATCTATAATGCCGCTCTTTCCAAAAGCAACGACCCGCTCGATTGCGGACGGCGAGATCTAGCATGGGATTTGATCGAGGGGAATGCAGAATTCTTAGCTGATCATTACCCAAGTTACTCAAGCAGTGAATCAATCGCCCGCATCGACGACCTCTCAAAGATCGTCAATGCTTATATCGACGGCGGGGATTCCGCTGCCGCTCAACTGCTTGAAGAGGAATTCGGCGGGGATGCCGAGCACCCGAGTATACTTGAGAGACTGATTAACCTAGAGGCTTCGTGCCTCCTGATCGCACGAAGCATTCTAGAGGATGGCGAGGAGGGCGAGATCGTCGGACAGGAGCAAAGTGAGGCTCCGTCAATCTATGACCACCTGAGCACATCCTTTTGCGATGCCATCAAAAAATAACCACTAACCACCCAGCCCGAGAGCACCGTAAGGAGCCTCGGGCTTTCTGGGTAGATGGATGTTCCATCTTAATAACCACCAATCAATACACACATATGAAACAATCAGACTACGACGAAATCTTCCGTGCTGGCTATGATGCCGCACTCAACGACATCGCACATCGGGAGTACCTAGAGCGGTTACAACGAGCCAACCTCGACCCAACTGGGCAGGATCTGGACGACTTCTTGGACGGGTGCGATGAACCCGACGATTACAGCCACATAGAATGCCCGATACAGGCCGCCGAGCTACGTTTCGGATGCTAACCAACAGCCCGTGAGCACCCGAGGGAGCCACGGGCTTTCTGGGTGCCCGATGACGGGCTCAATATTAACCAATCAATACACACATGATCGACGCAATAATCCAATACGAGTCAGGCGAAATGTCGCATGACGATATCATTCACTTCTTCGGCGAGCTCGTCTCGACGGGGTTCATTCACGCCATGCAGGGGCATTACCAGCGCACTGCACGTGACCTCATCCAGCAGGGCATCCTTTCCGAGGACGGAGAGGTGCTCTAAGAATCAGCCTCACCCAGAAACGGGTGGGGCTTTTTGGGTGTAAGCACCCTGCTTCAATTAATAACCAATAACCAATAACACATCATGAATAAATCACTCAAAAACAACGCATTCATCATGGCCTCCGGCCACATCCTGTGGAAGCCATTGCCAAGCGACTGGGAAGACCTCGACGCTCAAGAGCTCGATAGTTTCCTCGAGGAGCACGCATGGCTGCCCTTTGAGGGCTACCACGCCGACGAACTCTACAAAATGATAGAGGATTTAGCTGAGACATTGATCTCATTCGGGGAAAAATATTACCAATAACCAATAACCAATAACCAATAACCAATAACACACACATGAAAACAAAACATGCACTAGCGGTATGCGTAGCATACATCAAGGAGATCTCGGACAACGACAATGTCTACGGTCTCGGTAAAACCATCAGCCTGTCCGATCTGGATGCGCTCGTAAAAGAATCCCCTGCTCAAGGTTTAATAAACAAAATCGCAGGCGAAATCGCCGAGAGCGAAGTCGAACGCCGTATCGGCGAATGGCTCGCCATCGAGGTCGACGAGGACGACAATGAAGTACTCACCGAAGAAGCCCAAGAGCTCTACGATGAGGTCTACAGCGAAGCCCTCACGATACTAACCAATAACCTCAATTAACCAATAACCAATACAAATACCATGAAAACCATCGAATTGTACCAACTGATTCACGATAACGGCGAGTGGGCGGATGGAGTCCAGAACGGCGACGTCCATTCTGACAACATCACCGCCAGAACCGCCGAGTCCTTGAGGGCTCAACTAACACACCTCGGAATTCTGGATCGTTTCCGATTTGAGAGTAAGGGTCTTTTTAAAGTTGAGACCTTCACTTACACCGAGCGTACATTGCCTCAATATCTCATCGATCAAGGCTGTGACTGTGACACATATGAGGTCACTCAA